CCATTGGGGGTTTTGAACCCATGCCGCGCGGACGCCAAAAACGCTGCACCTCGTCCACCACGATGACGTCCCCGGGCTGGCACCACTCCCACCAATTCCAAAGGCCTTGGCCCTCTTGCTGCTTTGCGTCTGGTCGCTCGTCCCGCTGCGCCATAAGCTCATGGGGAATAAGCAGGTTCGGGATGCCGTCAATGATGACTCGCCGCTGTATCTTGGCCCCGTCCTTTTCTATGACCTGCTTGGCCAAGTCCTGCACCAGCGTGGAGACAGCGTAGAGCGTTTTGCCGGCTCCAGGCGTGCCAGTGATGAGGTAGATCATTTGCCACCCAATACGAAGCGCGTCGCAGAGATTGCAGCCCACATGCCCACCCGGGCCGTCATAGCCCCACAGATAATGCCCAGAGCTTGCGGGACACCAGCAAGGCCGCACAAGGCAAGCACATCACCGCCCATGCCTGCATAGTTGGAAATGCCCAGATCAATCAGGGACTGGAGCGAAGCAGTTACGCCCGTGAATGTAACTGTGCCAATGCCGAGCACAGTCAGCGCGCGCAGCACCAGAGGACCGGCAAGCGAAATGAGAAGGGTCGCCCATGTCATATCTACACCTTGAAGGAATCAGCCAGCACAAACGCCGCCAGCACCGCCGCTATAGAGAGAAAAAGCGCTTTGAGCATGTAGAGCCGATCACACAAGGGCTGATAAGAAATGCTGTAAGACCGCCCAGCGACGTTAAAACCCAAGGCCGAGGGGCAGGCCCCACCCGAGGCAAACGAAGCCGCCACGACGGTAACAGCCTTGTCCGTGTTGCTCAGTTTGTCGGAGGTCGGCGCTTCGCCCAGTTCAGCACAACCCGCGGACGTTGGATTCGTCTCGCAGGCATTCTTACCGGGATCGGACGCAGGAGTGGATGCCACGTTTGTCGTCGAAGTTATGACATTAGACGTGTTGTAGTTGTTCGTTGTCACGTTACTAGTGGTGCCGACGTTCTGGCCGCTGTAGCTGTGCTGGTACGACGGCGTCGAAACAGACTTGGAGCCGTCGGCATTGGAGACCGTAGTGGACGGCCCAGTAGAGGACGAGGGACCCGTGACGGTGACGGAATCAGGAGTGGGAGCAACAGCGGAAGCGGGGGCAAGAGCAGAAGCAGCAGCTACGGCCGCAGCAATGGAAGAAGTCGAAGGCCAGCCAGATTTGGCCGCTATCGCATCCTGCAATTCCTGAAGGGTTGACGGCGTAGTAACAAGCGGATCAGGCGTACGAGAACGCGGAGCAGGCAAGGCAAAGGAACGCGTACCATTAGCTACGCTGTTCCATGTGCAGGTCTGAGGCGCAACTGCAACGGCGGTAAGGACTGGTGAACCGCCAAAGGGTGAGCCGATGTACGCATCGCACGCAGCCTTGAGATTAGGCCACCACGCCGTGTTATTCGGGGCAGCAAGATATGGATTGTTATATTCATAGCAGGGAGCCGAAGTGCACTTTGTCGGATCGGTTTTAGCCACCACAACATCACCAGCAACACCCGTAGGTGACGTAATCAACAAGCCGACTTCATTGGCTACGGACACCAGCGCAACAAGATTCGCCAACGGCGTGAGCTTGGCCGAAGCCGCCAACAACGGCGCATACTTGGAGACCGCCGTTTTTGACGCTACGGTGACAGCGTAAGGAACACCGGACGGATTCATCAGGTTAGCCGTGCGGGTGGCATTGATGAAGGCCGAGGCATCCGTCGTCAGGCTGGCAGCACCAGCGCCCGACATGATGGCACCCGATCCATAGGTAACGGCCTGCATTCCCGGTGACACAGTGGTGACGCCCAACCGGCCCAGAGCCGCATTGCTAGACGCAGGAACGGTGACGGCAAAGGCACTCGACGCCATCACACAAACAACCAAAAAAAAAGCGCGCATCATTTGAACAGTACCCACAGGAGGAACACCAGACCGGCGGCGTATTGGAACTCAAGCGTATGGAACATCAATCTTCCCCGTGGTGTGTCCGGAACAAGTTGTAAATGCGCTTAACGCCATAGACAGCGCAGGCCGCAGCAAGGAAGGCCCCGAACATGACAGACGAAGCGGCCAAAGTGTCCGGATTCGTGCCGTTACTGCCGATGGTCGTTTGCAAGGTGGAAAACTGTGTCTGCAATTGGGCAATAGTCGTGTTTTGCGCGGCAATGGCGTCTTGCCATGAAAGAGCAGCAGGAGAACCGGAGTCACCAACAATTGAAGAAATCAAATAATTTTGATTTCCTGAATTGCTACCCTTGATATAAACATAAGCACCAAGTTGCAGAGGAGTCTGAGAACATGAAACAGCAGACCACGTTTCGTAACGATATGCAGAACCTACAGCAGAAAGCAAACTGGAAGAAACGGACGCACATGACAAATCAGCCGACGTAATAGGCGATGGAAGTTGATTAGTCGCAGTAAATATAATTTGGTACGCCATGTTTTATCCTTTCAGGTAAGCCCGAGGACTCAGGCCCACCGGGAAGGAGCCGCCGCAGCAGCACCCCCACAGGCTTGATTTAGCCCTTGCGACCGATCAGGCCGAGCACCTTGGTAACGCCGTAGACAGCAGCGGCCATGGTGATCATCGCGCCGAGAACCAACAGCACAGCAGTACTGGCGTCAGCGATACCAGTCGTAGCAGCAGCCGTGTCGATGGCAGCGAACGAAGAACCAGCCACCAGAGAACCCACCAGAGCGCCGAAGCGCAGAACGTTTTTGTTCATTTCAAACTTTCAAAAAACACCTCAAAAGCGAGGCCCTAGACGCTGCACGCAACGCCTAGAAACGGCTTTCAATTCGGGTAGTCGTTCAGGGTGCCAAGCCGATCCAGATCAACCAGCACGGCCCCGTCGTCAAAATCACAGCAGTCCTGAAACAGTTGCTGCGCCTGCTCAACGTCTTGAATCACGCCGCCGCCAGCTTCGCGCAATGACGAAACCCAGTTTGGTTCGCCCCCATCCAGCGACGGACAGAGGAAACGCCCCGTGGTCAATGACTGGATGACGAGCCGCATTTACGCCGCCGGACGAGCTTGCGTGTTGGGCTTGATGCCCAGCAACACGAGTTTGGACGAGTTATCAGCACCCGCCACGACTTCAAATTCGCAGGCGCAGTGCACCCCACCAACCGGCCACGATTTGGACAGGTGCGCCCATTTATCGAACTCGCTGGCGTCGCCAAACTTGAATGGACGAGTCACCGCGCCGATACTGCGACCCGCGCCGTTTTCCGCAACGTCCACGATCAGGTGGAAGGTGGTGGAACTGAAGGCCTTGCCCTCAAATTCGCCTTTGCTTTCCTTGATGCCGGTCAGCAGCGCAACGTTTTGAAATTTCATGTGTGTTTCCTTGTGCCCTGTTACGGTTAAGCGAGGGACGGGCTAAGGCCCCCAACCGATAAACCACGCGCAAAAGCGCCGTTAAAAGCCGCCTTAATTTCAGCGACCGAGAATTTGCGCATCCGTCCCGGCAGTTGCCGGTTTTCGGTGACCTCAAACAGTTGGGATTCGGTAGCGTGCTGGACGAACATGGAAAGCGACGGCCCTGCTGTGTTCACAGCCCAGCGGATTGCCCGAGCTACTTCCGCCTGGACTGTTTCGAGAGCCAGTCGGCCAGTTGTTTTGACCGTGCAAGGCTCTGCGACTGCATCAGCTTTTGACAGTGCAAGGGAATGCCAGTCACTTGCACCCGAGAAATAGTCGGCAGGACGCCGGAGCATGTCCGAGGATAGAACTCGCAGCTTGTTGCCATATCGCAATTCGATACGGAGCCAAGCCGATCCAGCAGAGAAACCAAAGAGTTGATGGCCTTTTTCGTATGCATTGGTCTGCTTTCCGGCTTCTTTAGAACCAAAGTAGAACGAGCGACCATCCTGCGAATTTGCAGACCAATCGCCAACCATGTTGCACTTAAGGCGACGGCCGCCAACATCCATGCACCCATTATCAAATTCGGACTTAATTGCATCCATTCCCCCCGGAAAACCATCAAAGAAATCGAGCGCCAGATCAGCGCGCGTGAGCTTGGCACTGTGGACGTCGATAAGATCAGCTATTCGGTCATTCCAACCCGGCTGCGCAAACGTACAGGCAGACCCGTACAGATTGGCGTGGATGGTGCAGGCCTGCGCCTGTTGGCGTGGACTGTCGCCCGACGAGAGGAAGCCAACCCAGCCGCATTCGGCATCATTGCGGACTATCGACCAGCGGAAGCGGTAAAAGTCGTGACCCTTGCGCATTTCTGCTGCGACGGTGAAATCTGGCCCCAGTGCCTTGCAGACGTCGTTAGCCAAATCAAGAGCCTGTGCCGATGCAGCGAAATCGCAGTCCGGAATTTCGCGGAGGATTTTCTGCAATTGGGCTTTGCGGTAATCCTCAGACCAGATCGGCAAGGTATCGGGGAATAGAACATTCACCGAAAGGGCAGGGGCATTGCGCAGCAAGCAGGTAAAACGAACCCAATCGACATGGACAGGTGTTTTGCGTTCGGCACGTTCAGCCAGTAGACGCAGCTTGACTTCCCCACCTTCTAAAACCAGATCGTTGGCTTTAGTCATTTCTGTACGCTCCGGAGGTTATCCCCGTGATTACCATGGGGGATGCCTTGCAGGGCTGCGCCGTTGTCGGCGCTGCGCGCTGCGCTTCCCGCCGCGCCGACAATCGCCGAAGCCATGAAAGGCCAACCCTTGCGCATGACAGGAGAAGCGAGAACGACAGCAATAGACAGGAAGCCACCACCAGCCCGAGCGCTGGAGCCGGAAAGCATGACGCACGGCTTATGTGCTGATGGTGGCAAATTTGGCATTCCGGCTCCAAAGTGATAAAGTTGAAAAACCGGCTTTTGAGGATGATCCTCAAATTCCGGATGCCCGATCGTACTACGGAAATTGAGGACTATCCCATAATGTTTCCAGCCAATGAACTTTTGGACCATGCCAAGGAGAGGACGGGCAGCGACTACAAGACGGCCCAAGCTCTTGAAGTTACGCCCCAACGTATCAACGACTGGCGCAAGGGTCGCCAGCGCATCCCACATGGAGAAGTGGTACTACTGGCCCAGCTTGCAGGCCTTGAGCCGGAAGCATGGGCTGCGCGGATAATTTGCAGCCACTACAAGGGCGAAAAGCTGCAACGCATCGAGAGCGCACTAAAAAAGTCATTGGCAGCGATTGGCGCGGTCACCATTGCGTGTGGGTACGCCGGAGCCGCTGACTACTTCATACGATGTATAAACGATCAACAGGGGGCACCCCTTTGGCAATTGGGGAAAACCCTTTATCTCTTGCAGTAGCAGGGGAAGATGGTTTGGCCTTCGGCACATGCCGCAAGCGGCATCAGGACCGCATGTAGTCCGTGGACTGCATCTGTTTATCAGTAAGAAGGTGCTTTACCTTTTGTGGCTGAAGGCGTAGAAATCTAGCTCGGCAAAGGAAGGCACACGGGGCACCGGATCATCCCTTAGCTGGACGACTGGACGACCACTGACCCCAGCCCGATCCAGACAGATCGCGCGCTCGACTTGCACCCGATCGCCATTGGGTTCATAACACCCGCACTTGTCACCCGCAACAATGCAACCGGCATACTTGACGGAGGAAGCAGGGTAGGCCGGCGCAAGCAACCCAGACACTACAGTTTGTCCAAGCGCAGGACCAGACGCCGCAGCCGCTGGCACCGGAGCAGACGCAAGCGGGACAGGGGTAGGCAAAGCAGTCTGGGAAATACCCTTGCCAGTGGCAGCGCCCGACATGACCGCGAAGGCCTTGGGAATGGCAAACGCACCCCCGATCACAGCCAGTATTGGCACGATGACCCACAGCGGAATTTTCTGCTTTTGTTTGGTGTGAAGCTCCGACGACTTGTAGAGCGCAAATGCACTTTTGGGGTAAGAAAAGTAGCTTGTTCCCGTCGCGCTTTTCGGGCTCATGGTCTGACTGCAACCATCCCAGTCATAAATGACCGCACGCTGCATACCCAGAATACGACGGACATGCTGATGACGACCCACCAGCCGACGGACGTTTTGATCCAAGAGCATTGGAGACTGAGTGATCACTACGAAGTCAACGCCATAGTGCCGGTGAGTTTCGAGCTTTTGAATCT